TTGCTAAAGAGTGCAACCACTAATGGGAAAGACAAAACAAAGCAGCTCGTTCAATATAATATATCATGCAAATTCAAATTCTAATAGTCTGTAAAAAAGGCGTTTAAATGGCGTCCATTCTGTTTGTCATATTCGCCTTTTTTAGCTAATTTTACTGATGTAATAAACTAAAAGTCAAACCATTAAATTAGAATTATGATTATAAGAACAGTTTGCGGATATGATTTCTTTGAGGTGAGTTCTGCAATGCAGAAAGCCATTAGGCGAGCCGACACCGGGGTAGCCGGCTTTTTTGCATTGGAACTTTGGGCGAGTGGGTACCGCGACTATGTGTGGAAGCGTCTGTTTACCATTAGTGCTGAAGATTGCTATGGAATCATTACTAAAGAGATAGAAGCATTGTGGCAGGGGCATGAGCTGGTAAACAAGACTGCTACTGAACCCAAAGGGAGGATATTTGTCAGTAAAGCTGTTATTCTCCTTTGTGAATGTAGAAAGAATCGTGATGCGGATCATTTGCAAAACTTCATCTATGATAGAAAGGATATTGATATAGAAAAGTGGATAAATGATGTCAGGCGTTATCCTATTCCTATTCCAGATTACACTTTCGATGTACATACACGAAAGGGTAAAAAACATGGGAGAACCAAAGAAGAATTCTTTCAGGAAGAATACAAGGCGTTACAACCTCGTGTTCCTGGTTTATTCGATGATTTGGTTCAACCCAGTCAACCAAAGTTATTTAATGATGAAACCACGGCTAAGTAGCTGTGGTTTCTCATTTTTCATATAAGTCAAACCAATTTAATTAAAACAATGAACACGTATTACAAATTTGCGCCAAATGTATTTTTGGCAAAGTGTGATGAGAAGCACGAAAAAGGTGAAACTATTGAGGTTACCACCAAGTATGGTAAGGAGAACGAAAGTATAGTATTTAACCTAATCTTCGAGAAAGATGGGTTTTACTATTACTCCATCGTTAGAGCTGACGGCTTTAATGTTCAAGAATGGGCTAAGCAAAGAGCGGAACGCAGGCATGAATGGGCGTCATCGGCAGTACAAAAAAGTAATGAGTATTTTCAGAAATCAAATAAACATCGCGATTTCCTTTCTTTGGGTGAGCCTATCAAAGTTGGACACCATAGCGAACGAGGACATCGCAAAATGATAGATGATGCCTGGAATAACATGGGGAAAAGCGTTGAGTTTAGCGATAAGGCTGCCGAACATGAAAGAGTTGCGAAGTATTGGGAAAAAAGGGCTAATACGATAAACTTGTCCATGCCGGAAAGTATAGATTTCTATGAACATAAGTTGGAACAAGCAAAAGAATATCACGAAGGATTGAAGTCCGGTAAGTACCGACGCGAGCATACATACGCTATGGCTTATGCCAATAAAGCAGTAAAAGAGGCTAAAAAAAATTATGACCTTGCAGTAAAGCTGTGGGGCGATGTTTAATAATCTGTAGTATCTCAAATAATTTACTATGAGAGAATTATCAAAAGAAACCTCATTACAAAGGGTAATGAGGGCTTCAGGTCGTGTACCTGTACAATGCTCATGCAGTGTTTGTAAACAACAATGTCATACGCCATGTTTAGGTACTCCTGATGATATTGAACGAATTATAGATGCTGGTTATGCCGACAGGTTAGCACTGACAAACTGGGCTGCTGGTATATTCTTAGGGGTTATTAATATTGCTATTCCGATGATTCAACCTGTTTCCGGCAAAGAGTTTTGTGCTTTCTTCGAAAATGGACTGTGTATCTTACATGATAAGGATTTGAAACCCACTGAAGGGCGTTTGTCTCACCACACTGTCAGGAAGGATAACTTCAATCCAACTATGAGTATTGCTTGGAACGTTGCGAAAGAATGGCTGATGCCAGAGAATGAGGATGTACTTTCTCGTGTAGTAAATAAATTCTTGAATGCGAGGAAGCCATGAATGTGTATCAATCAATACCTCGTAGAGATTGTAGGGTGTTTGCTAAATGTGGGGCAAAATCCTTATCACATTGCCGGCGGCATCGTGGAACTGATGGTGAGTGTAAAAACTGTACTCTTATTCATCGCAAACCTCGCAATCGTATTATAGATGCTTCAGGACGTGAGATGAAAAAATGTACACACTGCGGAAATTACTTCTACTTGAACCGGTTCTACAATCGTATAGTAGTGAGAAAGGGTAAGGAATATCATTTATTGACTTCTTGGTGCCGCATGTGTATGTCTGAAATCAATAATCAAAGAAATTTGAAGAAAAGAAATGAGTAGTATAAATTTATTATATATTGACCTGTTTTGTGGAGCAGGTGGAACCTCGACAGGAGTGGAATCTGCAAGAATTGATGGTAAACAGTGTGCTAAAGTAATAGCCTGCGTCAATCACGATGCCAACGCCATTGCAAGCCATGCGGCCAATCATCCGGATGCATTGCATTTTACGGAAGATATTCGCACGCTGGAACTTTCCCCGCTAATTGAACATCTTGCCAAATGTAAGGCTCAATATCCGGGTGCAGCGGTCGTTCTTTGGGCGAGCCTGGAATGTACGAACTTCTCCAAAGCAAAAGGTGGGCAACCTCGGGACGCTGATAGTCGCACACTTGCTGAACATCTTTTCCGGTACATTGAAGCTATTTGCCCGGATTACATTCAGATTGAAAACGTTGAAGAATTTATGAGTTGGGGTGATATGGACGAAAACGGAAAGCCTATCAGCATGGATAAAGGTAGACTATATCAAAGATGGGTACGCAACGTAAGAAAGTATGGCTACAACTTTGATTTCCGTATTCTCAATGCTGCCGACTATGGTGCATATACTACTCGAAAACGCTTCTTTGGTATATTTGCCAAAAATGGATTACCGATAGTATTTCCACAACCCACTCACTGTAAAAACGGTAAACAAGATATGTTTGGTCGTTTGGAAAAGTGGCGCCCGGTTAAAGAGATACTGGATTTTTCCGATGAAGGAACAAGTATTTTTCGTGAGAAGCCACTTGCTGAAAAGACAATGGAACGTATCTATGCCGGCCTGATAAAATTTGTAGCCGGGGGCAAAGATGCTTTTCTTATCAAATATAATTCCATGAGCCGGACTGGAAAATATAATGCCCCTGGGATTGACGAACCATGCCCGGTAGTAGCTACGCAAAACAGACTGGGAGTTGCGCAGGTATGCTTTCTTTCAAAACAGTTCAGTGGACACCCCGAAAGCAAGAATGTTTCTATTAATGAACCAGCCGGAACAATTACATGCAAAGACCATCATGCGTTTGTATCAGCCCATTACGGTAACGGATTTAACCGCTCAATAAATGAACCGTCTGCAACCGTAACAACGAAGGATCGGTTATCTCTCGTTTCTCCATATTTCATAGACCAGCAATATGGAAACAGCAAACCTTCATCTACAGAAAAGCCGCTTGGATGTATTACCGCCAATCCTAAGTACAATCTTGTTAGCTGCAAGCCGTGGATTATGAATACAAACTTCTCCAACGTTGGTAGTAGCATAGAAGAGCCCGCACAAACAGTCACTGCAAATAGAAAGTGGCACTACCTAATGAACCCTCAATTTAATAATGCAGGTGGTTCCGTTGATAATCCATGCTTCACTCTCATAGCACGTATGGATAAAATGCCGCCTTATTTGATCGCAACTGAAACTGGACATGTAGTAATCGAGATTTATGATACCGACAGCCCTATGACAAAAAAAATAAAAGAGTTCATGGGCTTATACGGGATAATTGATATTAAAATGCGAATGCTACGCATACCTGAACTAAAGCGTATCATGGGATTTCCAGAAAACTATGTGTTAATTGGTACACAGGCTGACCAAAAGAAATTCATAGGGAATGCAGTCGAAGTTAACATGGCACGTGTTCTCTGTGAATGTATTAGTAAAAAGTTACGTGAACTAGGGTCAGTTGCAGCATAAAATGGCGTTAAATTGGCGAATGTTCTGTTTGTAAAACTTGTCAATAATGATTACCTTTATAGATGTAAATAATTAAAAGTCAAACATGTAAATAACAAATAGAACTATGAATAAAGTGATTTTAAACGAACAAAAGATAATTGACAATATAACAGAAGGTTATCCTGTTACAGTTACACGGGAAGACGGTTTCAAGTATATTATTAGCATGGAACGTAAACGAGGTGAAGAAGTATATTCATATCAGTTCGGACGCATTAAAAGAGAATTTGATTCTTTTGATAGTTTGGAAAATGCACTTAGTTCATATGAATTTACAGAGGTTATTTTTTAATACAAGAAAAAGAATGAGGAAAGAAGGTATAAAAAGACAGGATTTTGGATGTTGTCCTGGTCATGATAAGTTTCCCAATCATACCTACAATACCCGTGCTTCAAAGAAAGCCAAACGACGAACAGATCAACTTGCTAATATGCGTGCAAGACGTTGGGCGAGACGGGAATTATTAATTGAATTAGAACTATTGATTAATGACTAACAAGATAAGAAAGGAATGATTATGGGATGGGGATTTTTTATATGTCAAACTGATTGTAAGAACCGAAAAAGACTAACCGAATTTTGGTTACACAAAAATTTTATCGGTGTACATTATCATGGCTGGGTTGATTTAAACCAGAAGAAATTAGCAGAATCGTGTACAAGGCATAGAAAGTTTAAAGATAACTACTACGTAGCAATGGAAACTATAATACCATTCTATGTAATTAGAAAGATTATATTTTCTCCACGGGTTCTTTGGGAATTAGCAAAGTGGTTTATCGGAGCTTGGAGATATAATAATCGGAATAAATAATTCTCATAAGAAAAATGATGAACATTGGAATTGTAGATGTAGACGGTCATCACTTCCCTAACTTTGCTCTTATGCGTGCGTCTGCATATCATAAAGCGAGAGGTGACCAAGTGGAATGGGCTACCCCTTTCAATCAATATGACAAGGTATTGGCAAGCAAAGTGTTTACTTTCACTCCAGACTTCAATTACTTGACTTTGCAGGCTGACATAATAGAGAAAGGTGGGACTGGCTATGACATAAAGAAGCAATTATCATGTGAGATTGAAAGTAGTGTATTAATGGACTATTCCATTTATCCTCAATATAACTTTTCTCTTCAGTTTTTCTCACGTGGTTGCATTCGGAAATGTCCGTTTTGTTTGGTTCGTGAAAAAGAGGGATATATCCAGGCAGTAGAACCGGTTGAGTTGAATCCTAAGGGAGAATGGATCGAGGTGTTAGATAACAATTTTTTTGCAAACCCTGAATGGCAGGATGCGATCAATTACTTACAGAAAAAAGGGCAAATGGTTAATTTGCACGGTGTTGATGTACGTATTATGAATGAGGAACAGGCTTTTTATTTGAGTAAGTTGAAATTGAAAAGAAGAATCCACATCGCTTGGGATTTGCCGGAGATTGACCTTACAGAAAAGTTGAGAGAAGTTACTAAATATATCAAGCCTCGTAATTTGTCTTGTTATGTCTTAGTAGGTTTTAACTCCACAGTAGAACAGGATATGTATCGACTAAATAGGCTTAAAGAGTTAGGAATTTCTCCTTTTGTACAGCCATACCGGGACTTTAATAATGACCGCAAACCGACTTTATATGAAAAGGATATTGCACAATGGGCTAACAAGCATCAAATATTTAAAACCTGCGATTTTGCAGACTTCTCACCAAGGAAGGGATTTAAATGTAACTATTATTTAAAGCAAAATAGAGATGAAGAAGATACTACTTATCTGCACACTTCTTGTCCTGATGGTAGGATGTGTTCCACAGAGAAAATATAAAGAGAATCGCTTCACGAAGCAATTTCGGCAAGCTGATTCTGTGTTTAACGAAAAATACGGATTACAATGAAAAGATTGATATTAAACGTATTGGGGCGCATATTAGGTTACAGGCGATACGTGTGTCCTAATTGCAAGAAAGTGAATTATCTGAAATGTAGTGATGAATTGACAGCCGGATATTGCCGGAACTGTGAACATCCTATTTGGAATTAATGTATAACATTGTGAAAGGAGTTAATTATGTTAGAAAAAGAAGTTACTAAGAAAATCTATGTTGCAGATGACAACAAAGAATTCTTATCTAAAGAAGAATGTGAAAAGTACGAGACGTTTGTGAAAGAAATACTTTCAAGGATTGAGTATTTCTGCATTAGTTGCCAGCCTGATTTAACGGAAACCGGTTTGTTTCAACATAAAATTTATGTTGCTGTATATTCCAATAATTATTATCACAAAGAGATTGCTTTAAATTGGGCTATAAAGGCATGTGGGTATTTGGGACAGAGTGTACAAGGATACGGTTTTCAGCCTAATTTCTCATTGAGTAAATCTGATAAAATAGGCTTCGATGAATGTAAGCCTACAATATGGGGTGGTACAGATTTAAAAAGTGAAAGAATTTTCCTAAGTCCAATAAAAGTTGATGGATTTCCGGATAATATTGATTATATGAGAGAATGGGGATTTAAGTAAATTCAAGAATAGAAAAGAATATTATGGAAATACATAGAATGAAGCCGGAGAATCCTATTATCATCGTTGATGAAGAAGAATTCGACCGGATTGACGCAATAGCCAAGCTGAAAGAAGAAGAGGTGGAGAAACTTGCCAAAGAGATGTTCTTGCGTCATGTTAAATCGAGTGGAATATCAATGCGCTTCCGTATAAATGGTGTGGAAAAAGTAATAAGACAACAGGTTATTACCGAATTGAATTACGATGAACGTGGTTGGCCGGAATCTGTATCTGAAGAGGTTAAGCATACCATTGTAGATGATATTACCCATTACATTAACAAACATTTTGAACACTACAAAGATGATTGTAAATCAGTTGTAGAATATGAATGGAATTTATGTAAAAGTAAGCATGAAAGAAAGATTAAGTATTGGAAGTCTCTTTTTTTCATTACTTTTTCAGTACTGATAGTTGAGTGTATTTATAGAATAGTTCAATAAATCGAAAAGCATATGAAAGCTATTTCAGTAAAACAGCCATGGGCTTATTTGATATGTTCCGGAGTGAAAGATATTGAGAATCGTACATGGCCATGCCCTAAGAAGTACATAGGAAAACGTGTACTAATCCATGCAAGCGCAGTACCGATAGAAATGGTAAATCCTAATAGTGTATTTACAAAAGCTCAATGGGATCGGTTTTCTATGGGGTTTCAACGTGAGCTTATATGTGGTAATAGTATTGTCAATTCTGCTATTATTGGTAGTGTGATGATAACTGATTGTGTTGTTAATCATCTCTCTGTATGGGCGGAGAAGGGGGTATATAATTGGGTACTTTCTAATGCTGTATTATTCTCGGAACCTATACCTGCAAAGGGAAAACTTTCTTTCTGGGATTTTGATGGACTGAAAGAAGTTACAATCGAGTGTCCGGAATGTGGCAGCCATGAAATCGCTATTGAAGATTACACGACAGCTCCATATCCAACGTATTTACATAGTTGCAATAAATGCGGTTATGTGATCATGGAAAGTGAGTGGGAAGTAGTATCCACATAGTTTACCTGTGATTAGTCTTTGAGTTCATTATCATTCTGTATTCGCAGTCTAATAGTCCGTTTATGCGAGGCTTATGAATAATATGTGATTCCGGATATTTTCTAAGTATTCCATTTTGTAGGAACCTAATAGTTTGATTTTGTTCTCTGATTACCACACTTAGTATTACGATGATAAAGATTAGTACTATATACCCAAAGGTGATTAAGTACACTATTTCTCTATTGAAATAGAAGAAGCTTTTGAATGATCTAAAGTTACTCATGTTTTGTATGTTAAAAATAAAAACGTGCCCAATTCAATAAATACACCCTTCGTAGAGGTGCGGCAAACAACCCAAGTAAGGAAGCATAGATATTAAACGGGCACGCATATTTGTGATAATACAAAACGCGAACACCGTTCAATCTATCACCTTACTTTGTTGAAAATTGCCGCTTTCTACAAAGGAGAGACTGAACGTCACAATGATACCTATTTGGTATCTGCCGCAAATATAACTAATTCTTTAAATTAATGTTGAACCTGGGTGCGTCTTTTTAAGATGCGCCCTTTATTTTTTGTGATGATGAAGAAAATAATTGTAACTGGTAGCGAGGGTTTTATTGGTAAAGCTCTTTGCCGAGAATTAGCAAAAAGAGGTGTTGAAGTCATAGGACTTGACCGAAAGTCTGGTAGTGAAGCTACGAAAGTATGCGAGCTTCTGAAGAATGAAGATATTGATTGTGTGTTCCATTTGGCAGCGCAAACCAGTGTGTTTAATGGAAACTTGGAACAAATCAGGAAAGACAACATTGATACTTTCATGCGAGTTGCTGATGCGTGTAATCTGTATCATGTTAAGTTAGTATATGCCAGTTCGTCAACTGCGAATCCGGAGAATACGACTTCCATGTACGGAATAAGTAAGTACTTTGATGAACAGTATGCATCTATCTATTGTAAGGCTGCGACCGGGTGCCGGCTGCATAATGTATATGGACCTAATCCGCGAAAAAGAACTCTTCTCTGGTTCCTGATAGAAAAGGAAAACGTGTCTTTATACAACTGTGGTCAGAATATCCGGTGCTTCACTTACATAGATGATATTGTCGAGGGACTTATCTATGCGGTGGGCTGTAATCGTCAGCTCATCAACATCTGTAACGTCCAACCTGTGACTACTATGTATTTTGCATCTTTAGTAAAATACTATAAACCGCTTGAAATAGAGTTGATTAATAAAAAACGAGATTTTGACAATTTGGAGCAATCGGTGAACCAGGATATCTATTTAGTACCTTTGTCCTATACGTCAGTCGAGGACGGAGTAAAAAAGGTATTCGCCATGCGGAGAGAGGATAATTCTCAAAAAAATGCGGGGGCGGAGAAATAGAAATCCTTTGAATGTACAACCATTCTAATTTATTCCTGCATGTTGAGTAACTATCATTGTTTCTTCATGCAGGAATTTAATAATTTGAAGCTATGAGTAGAGAGAATGTATTAACATTGAAACAAGAGAAGTTCTGTCAATATTACGTTGATATTGATGGCAACGCAAGTGAAGCATACCGGATGGCTTACGACTGCACTAAGATGAAGCAGGAGAGCGTTTGGCGCAATGCTCATGCCCTTATGCAGAACATCAAGGTTACATCAAGGATAAAAGAGATAAGAGAAAAGAGGGCGAAAGAATCTGAAGTTAAACGTGAAACAGTTGAACGTGTGCTGATGGATATCATAACTTCTGATCCTAATGACTTGTATATTGTCGATGAGCTAACAGGTAAGGTAAAGATGAAAAGTCCTTCGCAGCTTCCAAAGCGTACCCGTAATGCATTGAAGAAGATTCAGAATAAGAGAGGGGAAGTTGTCTATGAGTTCAACGGTAAAACAGAAGCCGCTCGTTTGCTTGGTGCCTGGAATGGATGGGAAGCCGATAAGAATGTCAATATCAAAGGTGGAGACGGAAATAAAGTCGGTGAACTTCGTATCGGCTTTGAAGATAATGAGAATCCGGAAGAATAGAACAATTTGAACTGCAAAATCCGGTATTCACCCTATGGAGAAACCTTACTTTTAGAACAATATGGTTATAAATTATAAGAAGCTAAATCCTAACGGATTCTATCTATTGAAGTACTTGAATGATGAGACTATCCGTTTTATCATTCTCTATGGAGGTTCATCTTCCGGTAAATCGTATAGTGTGGCACAAACCATACTGATACAGACATTACAGGATGGTGAAAACAATCTTGTCATGCGTAAGGTAGGAGCTTCTATTCTCAAAACCATTTATGAAGATTATAAAGTCGCTGCGGCCGGTCTTGGCATCTCCCATTTGTTC